ACATCTGCGGTACAGTCTAGACATTGGCGTTCAACGCTGATACCAGCAGGGATGTATTCTGTTTTCATCTTTATCTCCTTTGCTTTATAAACATCAACTCCACACGGAGTCTAGACACCATAGACCGCATCGGTCATCGGCTGGGGCCGACCAGCGGGCTTGCCCGCGCAGAGCGAAAATTAGCGTCTGTTGGAGCCAAATAGAGGTCTAACCTGTTTATGAAGGCGTAGGCCAGGCGCTGGCGACTGGGCAAACTGGCTTGCCAGTTTAGGCGAATGGTTAGGCCTTGGCTCCTGCTAATTTCGCTTGACCAGATGTGGTATGGTGTACAGCAGACTGCGATAACATAGGAGAAGTCCCGCTTGCGGGCTTCTTGTTATCGCTGCCTGCGCTAGACTGTGTGTGGTAGTAGGTAATCTGGTGCCGTGGCTTTAGACACGGTCAGATTACACAACCCGCTTAGACAGTTAGACAGTCAGCCTGGGGCTGCTGGCTAACACGCTTTGGCTAAGCGGAATAGTATAGCGTCAGCCATCGGCAGACATAGAAATATTTTTTATTAGGCGACAGATAGTATAGTGACTGCCAGTCTGGGGCGCAGTCTGGTTGCGCTGTAGGACTGTAGCCCGTCACTATATATTCTATACAGTACAGTCGCCAGTTAATTAAGCAGTCCTGCGGGTCATTTATGACCCCAGACTGATTAATCTGCTGTTAACAGCGTAGTAGTATCTACACTAACTATTTTCTGGTACAACAGTACCCCTGTGACACTGTCCTGGTATGTCCTATTATGTACCTATTTAAAAGGTAGGCAAAAAGATTTTTTGCCAGAAAGTGTTCGTTTTAGGTGTTTGAACGGATTAATACTATATAGAGGTAGTTTACTACCTATTATAAGAAAAGCCTCTAAGGCTTTTCGTTACAGACTGTATCTACTGTCTGTTACTAACTGATTGTAATAGACTAATAGTTTATAGATGGGACAGGTCTGTGACTTTTCAGAAAGGGGCTAATAACCCCAGAAGTGATGCTATGGCAGTAGCAAAGGCCAAAGTTATATCCTTTGTGTCTGAGGGGCATAGCCCTCATAAGGCCATGGAGTTGGTAAACAAAAAGCCAGATACTATCCGAATCTGGATGCTACGGGACAAAAAATTTGCGGCTGACTTGGTGGAAGCCAAAGAGGAAGCCAAAAGCAATTCCGTTAAGGCGCTGGGTATAGCAAAGGACGAAGTTACCTTTCCCCAGTTTTCTGAGATATTCCTGAACCAGAAAGCCTTTCCCCATCATCTAGATTGGATTGACCTACTAGAGGGGCGTGAGCCTTCTTGGCTTCACCCTAGTATGAAATACGAGCCAGGCCAGCAGAGTCGGCTATTAATAAACGTTCCCCCAGAGCACGCTAAGTCCACAGTCATTACTGTGAACTATTCAACTTACCGCATCGCTCTCAATCCCAATGTCCGCATTATCGTGGTAAGTAAGACATTACTCAAAGCACGCGAGTTCGTGTACGCAATCAAGCAAAGGTTAAGCCACCCGCGCTGGCTCAAGTTGCAAACAACTTATGGGCCAGAAGGGGGTTGGAAAGATGATTCCGATACTTGGCGAGTTGATACTGTCTACCTTGGGAGCGATGCGCGTAACTCAAGTGAGAAAGACCCTACCCTTCAAGCCCTAGGTATGGGTGGTCAGATTTACGGAGCACGTGCTGACCTGATTATCTTGGACGACTGTATTACTACTTCCAATGCCCATGAGTGGGATAAGCAGATTGACTGGCTACAGAAGGAAGTTATTACCCGTTTGGGTAAAAATGGTAAGTTGCTTGTGGTAGGAACCCGCATTGCCGCACAGGATTTCTACAAAGAGTTACGTGACCCAAAGTACTGGTCTGGCGGCAAAAGCCCCTTTACCTACATGGGTATGCCAGCAGTTCTTGAATATGACGAAGACCCAGATAAATGGGAAACCCTTTGGCCTAAAGCCGACATCCCTTGGGATGGCGATGAAGATATTATTTCTGATGAAAATGGGCTATACCCTAAATGGGATGGCCCGACTCTAGCCAAGCGCAGAGGTGAAGTAACTCCCTCAACTTGGGCTTTAGTTTACCAGCAAGAGGATGTCGAAGAAGATTCCATCTTCCCGCCCGCCTTGGTTCAAGCAGCAATCAAAGGTACACGTAGACGTGGTCCCTTGAAGCCAGGCGCGGTGGGACATCCGAATGCTGTCGAAGGCTACACAATTATTGGCTTCGACCCTGCTATGGCTGGTAACGCTGCTTTCGTAGCAGTGACCTACAACAGAGTAGATTCTAAAATTTACGTTTTAGACTGTGTCAACATGAGCGAACCGAACCCACAAAAAATTCGTGCCATGATTGAAGAGATGGTTTTAAAGTACAAGCCACAAGAGTTCCGTGTAGAAATCAATGCACACCAGAAAGCCTATTCACTAGATGAGGATTTGCGTCAGTGGCTATCTTCCTATGGTGTAAGACTTGAAGCGCACTTTACTGGCAAGAACAAGTGGGACACTAACTTTGGCGTAGCCTCCATGTCTACGTTATTTGGAACAATCCGTGATGGCAAGTTCCAAAACAACAATGTCATTGAACTTCCTTCCACCTCTGACTCAGAGGGATTGAAAGCGTTAGTCCAGCAATTGATTACATGGAAAGCAAACACTAGAGGCAAAACAGATACTGTTATGGCTTTATGGTTTGCAGTAATACGAGCAAGAGAGTTCATGCAACAAACAAGTTACATGACTAAGTTTACCAATAATCGCTGGTCAACACGAGCACAAACAGATAGACGATACTCAATCAACTTAGACGAAGCCTTTGCAGAGCAATGGCAAGACAACTACGGATAGGAAACTAAAATGGCAATGAAACCAAAAGCAAAGAATCCAGTTAAAATTACTATTACTGGCACAGCAACAGGTAAAAAAACTCCAACAGCAGCGCAAGTAAATGCAGCAACTAGAAATGGTATGGCAATATCAAAGCGCGCTGGCAGCACAGCAGCAAAGAATGAAAAAGGCCGCGCTGGTTCAAAGTTTAAGTAATCATGGCTAACAAACCTTTACCACCTGGACTTTATCAAGATAGTAGACGCAAGAGTACACCAACTCCTAAGCCACCCGTAAAGGTTACGCCTAAACCAAAGGTAACTCCTAAGCCTACACCTAAGGTAACAGTGACACCTAAGCCTACGGTTAAACCTAAACCTAAAGTAACACCGTCTAAACCAATGTCAGATACATCAACGGCAACGGTTAAAGTGCGTCCGCCATCAGATACTTCAACAGCAACGGTAAAACCTAAGCCAAAGCCAACGGTTAAACCTACTCCTAAAGTTACTGTTAAACCTAAGCCAACGCCAAAGCCTACGGTTAAACCAAAACCAAAACCAAGTAAATTTAAACCCAGAGGTTCCTTGGGTTACTAAATAATTTTCCCCTTACGATAGGACAACAATGGCAAATAGAAATAGTGCAGGTATAAATAAATCTGGTGGCAAAAACGTTGCAAAACTTTATAAACCAGAAGGACCAAGTAACTATAATCCAAATACTTCATATAAACTTCCAATGACACACAAACAAGCAATAGCATTTGGTAAATTAGCGCAAAAGCCTAAAACTTCGGATACACTTTTTACTCTACCTAAAGGCGCAAAAAATTTATCTGCCGAGGAAACAAGGCAAATGCAAGCACGTAGAATTGCAGACCGCAAACGTACATTAGCACGTGCTGAATCAATTATTCGCCGTACTCGTTAAATAATATTTAATCAACCGTTAGGACAACAATGGCAAGACAATTACGGATAGGAAAATAAAATGGTAGCACCGCTTATACCTATAGTAGCAGGAATTGCTGGACGTATTGCAGCAAAAAAAGTAGCGCAAGAAGCAGCAAAGAAAACGGCTAAGGCTGCTGCTGCAAAGACAGCACAAATTGCTAAGAACTCTGTTAAAGTAAAACCTGCTGCAAAACAAAAACCTAATCCACCAGATATGGCTAAAATTTCAGACAAATACCAAAGCCGTTCTTATCGCACTCTTGATGACCCAGCGCTAACTCGCAAAGAAAAAATTGAAATAAAAAAATTAGTATCAAACCGACCTTCTACCAAACCAAGTGCTTTTGGTAGCGTAAATGGTAGAGTCAAAATTAATTCAAATCCAGTACGTGCTAATCGCACCCGTTCTGGAAAAAAAGCAAAATAAATAATTTCCTTTTACGATAGGACAATAATGGCATTATCAATTGAACAGATTTCGGCACGCATTGATGCGCTCCGTTCGCGTTCTTCTGAACGTGAAAGTCGTCAATTAGATGTCCTTGCTGTCCGTAAAGGACAAATTTCTCAAGTCTATCCTGAGTTTTTTCCTGAAGGTGTAGATGCTAATGTCGTGGCAAATTTTAT